GCAAGTATTTGTGCTGAGGCAGATGAAACTTTCACTGACGCGAATAACATGGCTACCGATTTAGTGTTCAGAACTGGATCAACTGGTCGAGCTTACGCCTATAATCTATCCTACGGCGATAGTGAGGTTATGCGGATCACGCATGAGGCACAAGTCGGAATTGGAACTGACAATCCTTCTTACAAGCTTGATGTAAATGGAACGCTTGGAGTTGTCGGTGATGCAACGTTTGACAGTGATGTATATGCCGGTGGAACAACGGGAACATTGTATTATAATTTAATATCGGAGGGTACAGCTAGTCAAACCCGAGATAAGATTCGTCTTTGGACGACATCACCATACAACATTGGTTTTAAAACTGGATATTCCTTTGGTGGTCTTGGTGGAGCCTCATCCACAGACTACGCTATGTCATTTCAAATGAGTAATACCGACAATAGAGGTTGGTGGTGGGGAGATTCCTCTCATAGTGACGCTCAGGGCGCCATGTCCTTAACAACTCTGGGTAAAGCCTCTATTGCACATTCTCTCAATTTGGGATATGGAGAATCCAGTACAACGGTACCCGGCTCAAGTTATACTTTAGATGTCAATGGAACGGGTCATTTCACCGGAATAATCTATGCAGACGGAGGGTATATTCGAAGAAGTGTTGATACCTCAATACTTCAGATGCATGGCGGCAATGGAAGCGGAGCAAACATTCTGCTTTTTGGGCCTAGTTATTCGGTAACTCCGGCCTTACAAAATCGTGCATATTACGATGCATCGCTTCATACATTTCGCGATCAAGCTGGGGGCGCATCTACTAATCTTTACTGTACTGGTGATATAGTAGCCTTTGTTTCGGATGAAAGACTGAAGACTCGTGTTGATACAATAGACAATGCGGTTGAAAAGGTTTGTAGTTTAAATGGATTTATCTACAAATTCAATGATACTGCAAAAGATCTTGGATTTGATACCGAGAAACGACAGGTCGGTCTTTCCGCTCAGGAGGTTGAGAAGGTGTTACCCGAAGTTATCAAACCCGCTCCAGTCGATGATAAATATAAGACATTGGACTACGCAAAGATCGTACCACTTCTTGTCGAAGCAATAAAGGAACAACAGGAACAGATTGAGAATCTTCAGAAAAAATTGGATGAGATGAGTAAGTAATGGCACTTCAAGGCAGTGGACAGATAAGTTTAAGTGATATTCAAACAGAGTTTGGAGGATCTAATCCAATCTCTATCAATGAGTATGTTGATAAAAGAGTCACTGGTTATAAAACAATCGGTAATGATAATAGTCTTGCTTTTTCGGATTTTTATTATGGAAGCGGAACACCTCTATTGAACTCGACAATGACTGTTGAGGAAACTTATATTCTAACACAAGCTTTATATTATAATGGAAAAGGCGTGCCATTTTATCAGCCAGCATACAGCACTCCAATCCTTGGATTCTACGATACTTCATATTTTGATGTATTAATTTATCCTTCTCCAGCTCCAACCGGACTACCGAGAACTGTTTATAATTACAATTTAATAGATGCCGATAATTCTTTTGGTTCCATGACTGACGTTACCTTCACAGGAAACAATTCCGTTTCTGCTACAATCAGTGGACTGTTTTGGAAAGCTGGAAGTGATATAGATGGAGCGCCTGGAGAAGCACCTAAACTTTGGATGACTTTGACAAATACGAATGCTCCAACCTTTCGTTCAATTACTGTCAATGGTAATGCTTACGCTTACGCATCAGCAAATCAGGGTACAACCACAAGGGGTGGTGATCCTACCTATCGTTATTACAATTGGACCACCACGGATGCGGGCGAAGAATTTGGACCGTTCGAGGATCCAGTATCCACATCAACCTGCCTAGTTTGGATAACACCATGATCATATTATATTCTAAGAATAGCACAATTCTTCGTGTTCCAAAAACTGGAAGTACAACTCTACAGTCATCCATTCGATTTTCGCCTGGCTGTTTTGGTGAAGGAGATCGTTCCACGGGTGTTGATGACGCAAATCTTTCACCTATTAATATCGATGATTATGTTTCTTTTTTTAATCAAAGATTGTCATTGATTCAAAGCATTAGAAATAAAAAAATTGATGCTCGAGCAAATGGTACTGATGCGATTTTTACTGACGATGAACAGGTTCTGATTGATCTGCAAACCGAAAAAGCAAGTAATAATACATTCAATCAAATACCACTAGCTCACTCTACACTTGATGATCTTACGGATGAGAACAGTTGGGGATTTTTAAATTATCTGACTACAGAACAGATACAAAGTTTCAACCATTATGCTTTCATAAGAAATCCACTTAAGAGAATTATCAGTGGTTACTTATTTTCTTGGAGTCGAATCATTCCTCTTACCATTTCAAATTTTCACAATTTTGTTAATTCAGATGATTTCGCGAAAGGATTGGTGTTTCGAAAACAGATTGACTACTTCAAGTATAACAATGAATTGATAGTTACACCTCTTCTTTTCGAAAACTATGAAACCGAAATGAATAATCTCATCACAACTTTGGGAGGAACATGTTTATCAGAATACCCTAAGTTCAAATCAGGTCTAATGAATACGCTTTCACTATCGGATCCAAAACCTTCTGTAGAAAATTGGATTGAACCTTACTCCGACATAAAGGACAAAATACTTAACCACTATTCCGAAGATGTCACTCTATGGCAGAACACTTCGGGACAAACATTATAAACAATGACATACACATTCAGAATCAATAAAATCATATCTAAAAAAGATCCGGGCTCGGATTGTGAAATAGTCGAAAGAATTTACTATTCGATAGTAGGAACCAACGATGAAAGTCCAGCGGAAACTGCATCCTACGATTGGTCAGTAACGTGTCCAGCGGATGAATTGGCATGCAATTGTGATCTTACCGAAGAACAAGTAATTGCAATTGCTAGACGAAAATTTGACAATGATGCGATATGGAGAGAGGAAATTCAGAATTCCATAAGTTCATCTATTATAAGAAAGAGAACGACGAAAAAGAGTTACACTTCTAATAGTTTTCCTTGGAATAACAATTCTCCTGAGTAAATTATATAAATAGAGAATATGGCGATTATAGATAAGAATAGGTATGACAACGGTGTTTTCGTAAAATCATCAAATGTTGCTACGAATTCTGTTTATTCGGATTTGAATCTATTGTTTCCCATTCATCCCAATCTTGATGATATCACACCTCTTAAAGATATCGATGCAGTTAAACAATCTGTAAAGAATCTTGTTCTTACTAACTTTTTCGAAAAACCCTTTCATCCCGAAATCGGTGGAAATGTAACATCAAAACTTTTTGAACCAGCCGACAAATTTACCGCAATTGAAATACGAGACGAGATTAAAGAAGTTCTGAAAAACTATGAACCACGAGTGAATGGTGTTAAAGTCCAAGTTTTTGACAACATAGACGCGAACGCCTTTGTTGTAACCATTATGTTCAACGTTATATTCTTACAACTCGAAACCGAAGTATCTTTTAACTTACAAAGACTCAGATAACATGGCTCAATTTAATACAACAGAACTTGACTTTGATCAGATAAAGACAAATCTTAAGAACCATTTTAAACGAACCGGAAGTGTGTTTAAAGATTGGGATTTCGAGGGGTCCGGACTAAGTTCTCTTCTTGACGTTCTTGCGTACAATACACATTACAATGCTGTCAATGCCCACATGGCGATGAATGAATCCTTCTTGGATTCCGCACAGTTAAGAGCCAATGTTGTTTCGAGGGCAAAACTTTTGGGATATACACCCACGAGCAAAACGGCTTCGGTTGCAACAATCAATATCACATTCACAAAACAAGAAGAAAGCAGTGCCGATGGATATACACTTCCAAGAGGAACAAAGTTCACATCAACTATTGATAATGTAACATATACCTTTCAAACGATTTCCGATACAACAGTTAGATTGAGTGACACAAATAAGTTTGTTTTTGAAAACCTCAAGATTTATCAGGGAATTCGTCGTACCGCCGATTACGTTGTTGATAATAGTTCTTATCAAAAGTTTGTGATTAATCACAGTGATGTAGATACTTCAACTCTCAGAGTTCAGGTTTTTCCAACTCTCACAACCGCAACACCTGATACTTACACAAAGTTTGAGACTTTCACCAACATTGACGATACAAGTAAGATATACTTCCTCAATGAAAATGGAGAGGGATATTACGATGTAACATTCGGTGATGGTGTTCTTGGTAAAAGTCTAAGTCCTTTAGACGTTGTTCGATTGGATTATCTTACAACCGCCGGAGCTCCGGCAAATGGAGCAACAAGATTTACATACGCAAGTGGTTCAAATGCTATAATTGATGGTACTGGAAGTCCAACGCTTGTTCTAAAATCTCAAGGTGGAGAAGAAAGGGAATCACTTGCGAGTATTAAGTACAATGCTCCTCTTACCTTTGTTTCACAGAATCGCGCTGTCACCGCCGAAGATTATAAGACTCTGATCAAACAAAATATCAGTAACGTAAAAGACGTTGCAGTTTGGGGTGGACAAGACAACGATATACCAAACTTTGGTGAGGTCAATATTTCAATTCGTCCTTTAGACTTGACACAAACAACTCTTACGGATAATGAGAAAGACCGAGTTGAGGCTCTACTCTATGATCAAAAGGTTATAGCAATTAAACCACGATTAAGAGATCCTCTTTACACTTTTCTTTATGCCGAAGTCTTCTTTAAATATAATTCAACGCTTACAACGAAAACAAAAGAAGAACTCATTACGGATGTAAGACGTACAATTACAACCTTTGATTCGAACAACTTGAATAACTTCAATGGTGTATTTCGATTCTCTACTTTCCTTAAAGCAATCGATCAAACCAATGTAGCGATTCT